TCGTATCATCGGGCATTTGTTTATTAATGGACAAGAGACCTCATTGAATAATCAAATGATTGACGAAGGTTATGCTCTTGCTTATGATGGGGGAACAAAAGATAAAAACTTTAGTGTATTGTTAGAGAAGCGTAAGAAGTAATCACTTCTCGTGAAACTTTTTGTATTGTTCTTTTTTCTCTTTCTTCTGTTCTTTCTTCAGCAACTTATTAACTTTCTTAAGAGAAGCAGTTTTTTCAAAGGCAAAGAACACTTGAAGTTCATATGGGGTAAGGTCTCTGTTTAGAAGTTTCTTACCTCTTACAAATATCTGTTGAACAATAGGTTTCATTTTACCTACCAACCATTCCACCACAGATTTCCCAACAAGAGCCGCAGCAACAGAAGCAGTAGCAGTGGTGCCAGCAAGAATAACCTGCTCTTTAGGTGGGATTGGGACTTGTCCGACGAGGGGTACTTCAATGACGGGTACTCCAAGATTATTTGATGGTGGTTGATCGGAAATATTCCGATTATCCTGCTTTTCTTGAACAGGAACTTGTACTTGTGGTAATACTGGGGTAGTGTCTGGAAGTCCCCTAGTCTTCTCTTGTTTTTCTTCTTCTTGTTTCTTTTGTTCTGCTCTTACCGCAGCATCAAACTCTTCTTGTGTGGGAACATCAATCACAGGATATTTGACAGTTGTATCAGGCATATTAATAATCGGCATATCAATTTCAGGTATCACAGTTTTCTGTGCTCTCCGAGTTACAGGAGGTTCTATCGTAGAAATAATTGGTGGTTCGTCAATTCTTACGGACGGAGACCTGATTGGTTTTATTTCCATTGACTACATCTTGTACTTTTGGATACCTAACAACGACATCAGCACATATTTTTGCGTAGGGACTCTCTGGATGAAAACTGATACCTGACTTGATTGCTTCACCACACTTCAGTAAACGAACTAATTCAAAATCAAGTCGTGCCTTATCTGCCTCTGCTTGTTGCCTTGTGATTTCAGTTCTGACTCTTGCTTTACAAAGTTCTTGGAAAGATCCGTCAAGAGGTATGGAGAACCCTGCAGAGAGTCCTCCATTAAATGAATTGGTCTGATATGATGTTGGATCTGTACTGCCCGCAAGACTATTGTAACCAAAGGTTTGTAAGTTTAATGTTGGACCCTGGCAAGACACACCACCACCATAAGTATTCATAGCAAAAGGACCCTGAAGCACCTGTACTGCCTGGTTGGTTACATTACCAGTGGCAGATGCTGAGGGTCCTGCTATGTTAGTATTAGACGGTGCTTGCTGAGCAGTTGCTGGTAGAGCAAATACTATTGCGTAAAGACCGATAAAGTATTTGTGGTAGAGTCTTCTACCGTTTTGCGATCTATCCATGTTTCTTTCGCAATTCCAGGAGTCAAGTGAGTTTCACTAAACTGGAACGGAGCACCTTGATTGATAATGGTGTAGTTCGCTCCTGGAGATGGTGTTCCAGGAATGTTGATATTTGTGCCAGTGACAGTATAAGATGTCCCAGTCGTATATTCTATTTGTTTGATAACTTCAACCACCTCAGTGCGAGTTCTGGTCTCAGAAGTAATCGTGCCACTCGTAAAGTTAGGAGTGACTGGTGCCGCATAGCAGGGAGAAATAAGTCCCGCTGCTAGCAGCAAAGCGGGAGTTATGTGTCTCACTTGAATACGCTTAACTCAACGGTTCTTTGAGCAGTACCAGTGCTTCCAGGACCACCAGCGGTGATGGTAGGAACACCAGCAGCATTGATAGTTCCAGCAAGAGAACCTGCCGAACCACCTAACTGAGTAGTAGAGTCGCTATAAAGGTTGGGAGCAGCAATTGTTCCAGAAGCTGCCGACTGAGTGGTGACATTAGTATCAGCAGTAATTGAAGATTCACTGAAAGTAAATGCCCCACCATTCGTGTTGATCGCATAAGAACCAGCACCACCAACTCCACCAAGAGTTGTGACGTTAATGTTTGTGCCTGAGACAGTGTATTGAGCACCGACTCTATTTGATTGTACCGCAGCACCCTGGACGCTTAGTTGTACGGAATCAACGATTTTTGATGTAATTTCAGCAGCAAAAGCAGGAGTAGTGAAGAATAACGAAAAGGCTAGAAGAAGCTTTTTCATTGTTCTAAAGATGAAAACCTAGCTTATTTAGGAGTGGACACTTCTTAAACTGGCACCTTGACAGATCCTAAATATTAACTTATTATGAAAAATCCCTCTCACAGGGGATTACATCATGAGATTTTGATGTGATTTTAGAGCCCAGGAGATCGCCCTCTGAGAAGAGGGAAGTGCGCTTTCTCTATTGGGATGTAGAGTTCAATTAAAACTAGTGCAAAATTTCTTTACAGTAGCCCTGCCTCTTGTGGCAACGGTTACAACCAGTACGGCAACACTGCCATTCGTAAACTACAAAATGGACGGTCCTCCGCCCCCTGTAGTTGAAGAGACAGCAATCCGCGAGGTTGCTCCCGAAAAGCCAAAAGAGAAAAGGCTAATTTGTAAAGGGTGTAATGAAAATGAAAATGTAGCTCTGGAATATTTCCAGAACATTGGAATTAAAGACAGAAACGCCCTTGCTACCATCATGGGTAATATTCGTCAGGAATCAACTTTTGTTCCTAACATTTGTGAAGGTGGTAGCAGAACCAGTTGGGGTAACTGCGGTCGCGGTTACGGACTGATTCAATGGACATCTGCCAACCGTTATTATGGATTGGGTGATTTTGCTAAGAAGTATGGTGGTTCTCCATCATCACTTCACACGCAACTTCGTTATCTAACAAATGAAGTTCAGTGGCAAGACATTGAGGAGAAGATGAAAACTCCTGGTAAGTCAATTAATCGCTACATGAACTATGCGTATAGTTGGATCGGATGGGGGCATCATGGTGCTCGTACATCTTATGCACATGAGTATGCTTCCAAACTGATCACGGTAGAAGTTTGATATATAAGGGGAGTGCTGCAGAACTCCCCTTTCTTATGTTTAAATTTGGCAAACAAAAACCAAATATAAAACAATATGCTATAATAGGAATCGTATTATCTTCTCTTATAGCAGCACTCTCACAATGCACAGGAATATCTCAAGATGGACTTTGGGACTTATTGGATGAGATTCAAAGAAAATATTTCCCACAAACTATTCTTAATGAGTTTGTTATTAAAGATCCTGCGAAGTTAGAACGCAGAATCAAGCGTGATGTTGATCGTGCGATTGATGAGGTCACACCTGAATATGATCGCATTATCAACGAGTCCATAAAGAAACCTAAGTATGTTGAGAAAGCACCAGACGGCAGTGAGGCACAAAGACTGCTTGGTGGAGAAATGAGAATCTGTGCCGTATGGGTTGACGACTGCCCCAAGCAGTAGTATAATAAGAAGGTCTTCAGGGGCACGTAACTCAGATGGATAGAGTATCCGACTTCTAATCGGTTTGTCGGGGGTTCAAGTCCCTCCGTGCCTGTTGGAAACTTTATGTTTCCTTATTCCGAGTAGCCCGCAAGGTGCGGGAGCAAACTGTTAATTTGTTATAGGTCAGTTCGATTCTGACACTCGGAGCCACGCCCTTGTAGCTCAGCTGGTAGAGCGCGGCTTTTGTAAAGCCGATGTCGCAAGTTCAAGTCTTGTCGGGGGCTCTTGACATAATACTCGTTATGTCATATACTTCTTTCGTCCGTGTGAAGGAATGTGCGTGGGGTTCCGTGCCTGTGAAGGGAAACCTGAGGCTGGGTAAATCCCCACCATTGCGGAGTTAGTTCAGCGGTAGAACGCTATCCTTCCAAGTTAGATGTCGTCGGTTCGATTCCGATACTCCGCTCTTAAAAAACCTTAACCTGTTCTTAATTGACACATCTGATACGGTTATGCTATGATACCGTTAACTTAATCATCTTTTAAGAATTGGTTAAGTCACTCTAAATAAAACCGCATAAGAGACGCCCCAACTACTCGCGTCAATTATGTGACTCATAACACATAGGGTTTGTATGCCCTGGTGTATAATGCCGTTTAGTACTAAAACAAACTTTTTATGAAAATCAAACAACTGATGCTTGCACCTGTTGCTTTGGGAATGGTTGCTCCTGTTGCTGCGAATGCCGCAGATCTTAATATGGCAGCAGTCAACCAATACACTTCCACAGAACAGGTTTCTAGCGTCACACAACTGTCTGATGTCCGTCCTACGGATTGGGCATATCAGGCACTCAGCAACCTCGTAGAACGTTATGGTTGTGTTGCTGGTTACCCCAACGGCACCTTTGGTGGCGGTCAATCCATGACTCGTTTTGAGGCAGCAGCACTCCTGAATGCTTGCCTTGATCGTGTGACTGAAGTTACCGATGAACTCAATCGTCTTGCGAATGAGTTTGCTAAGGAACTCCAAGTCATTCGTGGTCGTGTCGCCAAACTGGAAACTCAGGTTGGTCAACTCCAAGCAACTCAGTTCTCTACTACCACAAAACTCAAGGGTGAAGCAACCTTCGTTCTTGGTGGTGTAGAAGGTGCTCGTCTTTCCAACAACTCTAATGTTGGTAATACAGCATTTAACTATGACCTCCGTCTGAGTTTTGATACTTCCTTTACTGGTAAGGATCTACTCAAGACCCGTCTGCGTACTGGTAACTTCTCCAGTCAACCCTTTGGTTCATCTTCTTCTCTGTTCAAACTGGACAAGGCAGAAAGTTTCTCCAACGCAGTACAACTTGACCGTTTGTACTACAGTTTCCCTGGTCTGACCAAAGGTGTGACCCTGACTGCTGGTGCTCTGGTTCGTAACACTGAAATGGCTTGGTTGCCCACTGCTTATAAGTCGGACATTCTTGACTTCTTTGCTGTTGCTGGTGCTCCTGGCGTCTATAACAAGGCAACTGGTTCTGGTTTTGGTGCTCAGTGGGTTCAACCTGGTAAGAAAGGTAAGGGTGGTTTCGTTGCTGGTATCAACTATGTTGCCCAGAATGGTTCTGATTCAACCAAAGGTGAATTTGATGCCTCTGGTGCTCTGAATACTCTGGCACAGGTCGGTTATCGTGCTCCTCAGTATGGTGTTGCATTCGGTTATCGTAATGGTACTGAAGGCACCCGTATCCGTACCTTTAATGGTGTTGCTGGCAATGCTGGTACTCTTGCTGCCAACCAGACCTCCAATGGTTATTCTCTGAATGCTTATTGGCAACCCAAGAAGTCGGGTATCATTCCTTCTATCTCCGCTGCTTATGGTTGGAACTATGTGAGTGGTACATCTACTCCTAATGCCGCTACCAATTCTCAGACTTGGATGACAGGTCTTCAGTGGAGCGATGTGTTTGTTAAGGGTAATGCCGCTGGTTTCGCCATCGGTGCTCCTGGTAACGCACCTACTCTGAGCAAAGATGCTCTGATGTGGGAAGCTTTCTATCGTTACAAGGTTAGCGACAACATCAGCATCACTCCTGCTGTGTTCTATGTGTCTAACAACCAAGGTCTGAAGAATGCTTCTTCTAACTATGGTGGTGTGATTCAGACGACCTTCCGTTTCTGATAATATCTACGATACCTCTAAACCTCTCTTCGGAGAGGTTTTTTGGTGTAAGGGACTATTTAACTTTTTCTTAACCTACGATTTTCTACAATGAAACTCAAACACATTGCTACACTCGGTCTTGCTCTTGCTCCTGCTGCTGCATTTGCTGGACCTGCTATTAACGGAGCAGGTGCTACCTTCCCTGCGCCAATCTATCAACGTTGGTTCGTTGATTATTCTTCCACCACTGGTGAAAAAGTCAATTATCAATCCGTTGGTTCTGGTGCTGGCGTTCGCCAGTTTGTTGCTGGAACTGTTGACTTTGGTGCTACTGATGAACCTATCAAGGCAAAGGAAGCAGCAAAGGTCAAGCGTGGTGTCGTTCAGATTCCTATGGTCGGCGGAACGATTGCCGTTGCCTATAACAAACCTGGTTGTAAACTGAAACTGACTCAGAAACAAGTTGTCCATATCTTTATGGGACACATCAAGGACTGGAAGGAAGTTGGTTGTGCTGCTGGTAAGATGGTGACGGTTCATCGTTCTGATGGTTCTGGAACCACTTATGCCTTCACCAACTCACTGGATGCGTTCGGTGGTTGGGCTCCTGGTGTTGGTAAGTCCGTGAACTGGCCAGTTGGTGTCGGTGCTAAGGGTAATGAGGGTGTTGCTGGAACCATTAAGAACACTCCTGGTGCTATCGGTTATGTGAACACGGGTTTCGTTCGCGTAAATAAACTCCAAGCTGCCGTCCTCCAGAATAAAGCAGGTAAGTTCGTTGGTCCTTCCGCTGTGACTGGTGCTGCTGCTCTGAACGGTATCAAGATTGACCCTGTGACTCTTGCTGGTGAAGATCCCAACCCCGCAGGCGCCCTTGCCTATCCTATCTCCACTCTGACCTGGATTCTTGCCTATAAGAGTGGTTATCCTGCTGGTAAGGCAGAAGCAGTCCGTGAGGCACTGAACTATGCTCTGAGCACTAAAGCACAAGGTATTGCTGATGATCTGGGTTATGTTCCTCTTGCTGGTTCTATCCTTAACAAGGCTCGCATCAAAGTCAAACAAGTTGGTTTAGGCGAGAAGTGATACATAGAGGGGGTTGACAAGACCCCCTTTTTAATGTATTATAGATAACGAGTTAGGAGGTCTATGTCTCTTATTTCCCAGCGTGATAGAGAAGTCGCTATGACTGCTATCAATCATTATGTTGATTATTTGACTAGTGAGATTGAGTTTTACGAAAGAGAGGAAATGTTAGATGATACTGACTATCAAGATCATAAGTCAGAATTGTCTGAAGTTTATGCTCTTCTAAACTGGATCAAACTAGAATACTCAAAGAATGAAAATTAATCTCTGGTATTGTAATGAAATGAAACAGTGGCGTTGGACCCTAACTGACGATCACCGTCCAGTTGTAAGACAAGAGTCGGGGCAAAGAGAAAATCTACGAGATGCTATGAATGATGTAGCAACTACTGTAGAATATATGATGAACAAGTTCTAATTTCTTGGGTGATTAGCTCAGCGGTAGAGCATCTCGTTTACACCGAGGCGGTCGGCGGTTCAATCCCGTCATCACCCACTTATAAATACTCAAAAAAGAGTATAATGGAAACCTTATATAAACTACTTTCTGATACTCAGGCAAGTCTTTTCGTTCTCTTTCAAAAGACTTGGGTTTATCACTGGCACATTGTTGGACCTGACTTTAAGCAGATTCACGATTTATTTGGTGAACAGTATCTTGCTATTCAGGAGGAAGTTGATCGTATCTCCGAGCATATGAGGTTTCTTGGTGTCAAACCAGTCAGTTCACTTTCAAGAGTTATTGAAGTCTCTGGAGTTGGAGAAGCAAAATCTAATATTGATGCGATGGAAATGATTCGTGATTTATTAGATGATCACAAAAAGTTAGTAGGTATGTTTGATTCTGCTGCTGCCGAAGCAGAAAATCAAAAGTCAAGAGGTACGGTTAATCTTCTTGATGATTTAAACGAAGCACACGGCAAGTTTATCTGGATGTTAAGATCCTTTACTGAATAATTTGGTATTGAATTATGGTTAGTGTAAGATGCAAAGTCTGTGGGACTGAACTACACAGTCACCCAGTTAGAACAAAGTCTTGTGGTTGTACAAATATGACCACAGTAAAAGGAGACACGATTACTGCTTTGGATTTGTCCAAAGTGGTGATGACTTCTTCTGACAAGCAATCAAAAACTTCTAATCTTCTTACAAAAGAGGATCTTGCTTTTCAGGAAGCACGTAGAAATAGAACAGTACGAAAGTTAGATTTTGAGATCAGATAGGATTTAAGTTAAGATCCTTATCATACTTGGCATACTGATAGTTGTATTGATCAAGATCACCAAATCCAAACTTTTTATTAAGTAGGGATCTCTTTCTTGCGTTTTCTGGATGGTGAATCGGAACAAACAATGATCCATCCCAGGGAAGACCGATTAGAATGTCGTTTGGTTTTGGTCCATTCTCACCATCACCAACTTTGATGACTTCTATTACACCATTCATAAAGGCAAATAATATTTTTCTATTGTCTTCAGTTGTGAAAAGTGCTGGGTTGCTACTGTGATTGATTTGCCAGTCAACTCTTGACACTCTTCCTGGTGTGTTTAAGTTGAGTTTGTTTGCTATATTTAAAACTCTTTCTGGATCCTGGTGTGACTCATATTCTTGATACAAGAAACTGGTTTTATTTTTAAAGATATTGTAGACGACACCTAAAAATAAAATCTCATCATACTCTGTTGAAATTCTAACTGTAATCTTTTCGGATGGTTCATAAATCCTTTGAGTGGATTCAATTCCGAGTTCTAGTAGAAGTTCTTTAAATTCTTTTTTCATATCGGTATGATGTTGAGATCCTTATCATATTTACCATATTGGAAACCGTCATCATAAACATTACCGAGACCGAATCGTTTTCCTACAAGTGCTCTTTGTCTTGTTCCAAGTTCAATAGAAGATTCGCTGAATCCTTGATTGATCTTCACACCTTGTGGTTTACCGACCAATATATCTCCTGGTCTTGGTTTGATATTGAGAGAATCAAAACCATTATGAAGAACATAGTGTGCTTCTTTTACAAAACTGAAAAAGACTTTTTTTCTTTCTTCTAATGAAAAGTCATAAGGTTGTTTTGTATACTTTGCTTCCCAACCAATTTCAGCAAGTCTAGTTTTTTCTTGATAGTGAATTCTTTCCGCAAGAGACTGAATTTTGTTTTTAAGATCTGGAGAGTCATAATGATCTATGAACTCCAACCATAGATAACTTTTCTTATTAAGGTATGGGATGAAGAAAAGATATATTGCCATTGCTCCGTCCTGGCACATATAGTTTGTCTGCTTCATCAGTTTCTTTTGTTTTGGTAAGACTGGTGACCAATCTCTATAGCCCAGTATTCTTAAAAGTCTTTCAAATTCTTTTCTTTTCTTTGATGGTTTAATAATCACTTGACTATTGTTGATTTTGTATATTATAATGTATTATAACTCACTCGTCTTAATAAGTAAATGATATCTAAATCTGATTTGGATACCTTATATCATTGGGCAAAAGACTGTGAGTTTCCGATGAAGATTGCTCCGACAGTTGAAGGATATTCAAATAAAGAAATATCCCATTGTTGGATCAAAGCAGAGTCGGTTGATAAGAGTGGAACAAAGACTGTCAAGTATGTCAGAAAGAAAATTATTCAAGACTCTAAAGTTCTAGAAATTTTTGATAATTCTGAAATCTTATTTTCTACTGTTTCTCTGTTTAGTCCTGGAACGATACTGGGTCCTCATAAAGATCCTAATGTCTATCGCTGTCCTTATAAGAGAATTCAGATTCCTCTAGAGATTCCTGATCAAGAGAAATGTTATATGATCTGGCAAGGTCAGAAAGTCTTTTGGCAAGAAGGTATTCCACAGATCTATGAGGTAATGGACTATATACACGAAGGAGCAAATCTTTCTGATGCTCCGATGAAGTTTCTCTTTCTAGATGTAAAGAAAGAAACGGTAGTTGACATTTGATTCATTGAGTATTATAATATTCTTATCGGAAGATTGGCCGAGTGGTTGATGGCGATAGTCTTGAAAACTATTAACGTTAATAGCGTTCCAGGGTTCGAATCCCTGATCTTCCTTCTTATAAATACCAGAAAAGTCTTTGTGACGAATGGGTATTCAGATAAACGGACAAACTGATACGATTTCAGCAATTGATGGTGCTTTGACTGTCAGTGGTGCCGACCTACCTACTGTAACGAACTTAAATGCGACTGGTATTGTTACTGCGACTGGGTTTGTTGGGAATATAACTGGTAATATTAATGCGACTGGCGTAAGCACGATTGCGACTCTTAATGTCACTCAATCAAACCCAACAAGATTGAATGTAAGTGGTGTATCTACCTTTACAAGTGGTCCTGTTCTGATAGGTAGTGGAACAAGTACTGGAACAGCAAGTCAGACTTTACAGGTGACTGGTGGTACTTATATAAGTGGAAATTTAGGTATAGGAAACTCACTTCCATCGTCACCATTGGATGTTCAAGGTGGTCAAATTAGAATTCGTGCTAGTGGAACTTATTCCGAACCAACAGACAATGCTGGAGTTATTGGGTATGACAGTTTAAGTGGAGATTTAACTATTTCTGCTAGATCTAGTGGTGGATCAACAGCAATTTCATTTAGAACTTCCAACAGCGGAACAGGTGCTGAAAAACTTCGTATAGATTCAAGGGGTATAGTGACGATACCCAATCAACCAGCATTCCATGCAACTGGAACTGGAACACAAGCATTTTCTGGTGCTCAAACGGATAGAAAAATAACGATAGCAACAAATATTACCCCAAATACTTCCAATTCATACGCAAACTCAAGATTTACGGCTCCAGTTGCTGGAAATTATTTATTTTATCTTTCTAGTGCAACAACAACAGCAACCAGTTCAGGTCCAGCCATATTACTATATAAAAATGGAGTAGCAACACAAGAAATTGCTCTTAATTATACTAACGCATCTTATAGTCAATTTGGTGGTTCAATAATAAGAAGTGCAGTGAAGGATGACTATTTTGAGTTTTATATTACCAATTATAACAGCACATCATTTACAATTGACTTGACTAGGACTTCTTTTGGTGGGTACTTAATAGGATAATAAATATTCGAAATACTCAATATGGATTATACAATCAATCCATAACTGCTACTAACAAACCTGATATGGTTCTAGTGGATTATGCAGAAGGTCTAGTCAAAACAGCAGCACAAAGAAACGAAGAAGCAGCAAATAATACACCTTCTTTATAATCTCTTAACCACTATCACCAAACCCTAACAAACTTGACATAGTAGAAGTACTCACTAGTATAACTAATAATATTCAATCTAAAACCCTATGGATCAGCGCACCTATGATAATTGGGTGAAGATCAAGGAGACTTTTGAAACGTCTGGTAATACGGACAATATGTTCTACAAGAGATCTGTTGAAATCGTAAAGACCAGAAAAGACCCACTTGCGAAGTTTCTTGGAGATGAGAAGTGATGGAACCTCAAGACGAGTTTGTAAGCCGTTCTGAAGTTCAGGAGATGATTGATGCTGCTATACGACGACACAACCGTAATGCTTCTATCATTAGTATGTGCGTCGGTTGGGTGGTTCTTGCTTTATTTGCTGAAGGACTCCTCCGACTTGTAGGTGTTATTCCGCCTGTATTACCATGGCTCAACATTACCCTGAACTAATCGGTATTGTTTTCCTGTTAGTATTTGCCGCCACGATGTTCTATCAAGGCACTTGTATTATGAGAGGTCAAAGAGGATATTCTCTCCGAGACTATATGAAACAGGAAAGTTCAAATATGCGTAAAAGAATAGAAGACTTACTCAAGGACAAATGATCTCTCTTACAGAAGAAGATTTAAAAGAACTCCAAAGAAGAGTTACACAACAAAAAATAGAAGAACTATTTGAAGAACCATCTACTTATGAGGACGAGAATGATGAATACTAATTTAGTTTTTAGCGCAATAACGATTTTAGGTGCGATTGGATGTTTTGTTGTATGGGGACTTAATAACGCATATCCACAATAAAAGTTATGTTACTAGGAAAACTATTGTTATTTGCTTCAGTCCCATTTGTTTTAGCAACACTCTATTTCGGAACAAGAGGAGGGTATTATGACTCCAAAGACTATAAGGGAAATGGAACCGCACACTAGGCAGAGATATCACTTTGCTGCTTCTGCTTTTGTGAGAATGTGGGGACACAGTTCATTACACGACTGTCGTATTGTAGAGTTCTGTGTTGAGTGGGCACATAAAGAAGAAGATGCCCCATTAGATAATAGTGTTGATCAATATTTTTACTATGAGTTCAAGACCTGGAGGGGATACTAATGGGACACTTTTCAAGGTGGGTATTAGAAAATCCTTATACTCTTGGTATTATTGGATATCTTTTAGTTGTTGTACCGATTATGGGTATCTGGGCGATTCATAAATACGATTGGCAGCACTGGGCTCCATTTGACAGGGGGCACAGGAAATAGTATAATACTTCTGTTGGGAGGCAAGACCACTCAACGCAACCGGGTTTAGCGCAGTTTGGCTAGCGCACCGCTTTTGGGAAGCGGGGGTCGGGGGTTCAAATCCCTCAACCCGGATCGCCAGTTTCTTGACTGGCACACTTGACTAAACACCCAACAACCTTTATAATACTAAGGCAACAATTCAAAACAATGTCTCTGATTCAAAAGTTCAAAAAAGATGTTAGCACTCTTCGTCTTGCTGCTAACGGGGAAATCTATCTTGATGTAAAGAGTCCGAAACTTTATAAAAAGGTTCGCCGCTTCTATGAAAATGAAGGCGTCGTGTTTTCTGGTGACCCCCTTGACGACTACGAAATGCTTATGGAGTATGTCGCCAGTGATCTTGAGGCAGTTGAAGCGTGATGAAAGTCGTAAGAAAACCAACTGTTCTTATGGAGCGGTTTCCTTATCGTTATATTCAGGTCGGTACTTTGGAAATCAATGGAAAACCTGATTGCCGTATTCAGAAAGTAGATTCCTACACTGGAAGGTATCGGGACATGTATCTCTGCGATAATGAGATGCAACTGATGACTGCGATGGAGGACTTTGACTACACTTGTTGGTTGGATCCTGATAGGGTTCCTGCTTATATTCACGATGACAAAGAAGACACGGATGGTCTATAACAGCACTGGTCGGTGATGAATCCCCCTTATGTCTAAAACAAGTATCCTGAGATACATTGGCAACTTTCTCCTCTTACTTGGTTATCAAATCATGTTATGGGGAGATTTTAAATACGGTTTGATTATAAAGTTTATTGGAGGTCTACTCGGTATTCCTTTTGCTATCAAACTTAAACTTTGGGATGTGCTATTTCTGATAGCATTCTTTGGTATTACCGAAATATCAAAGTTAACCCATCTTTTCTTGAGTCCTGGAATGACTTAAAACTTATACTGGTGGAGTCAATATGACCCTGTTATGAGTTTACGGCATCTCTCAAATGACGTTGGTGCGGATGGGACTCTCTCCCGCCTGGTTTCCAATTTCCAGTCAAAGAATTGGTGGCGTGCATGAAAGACCTTACGGGAGAGTTGCATAAACTCTCCTTTTTTGGTATAATACATAGTATAGAGTTTATGATTTTATGAGTCAGTATATGAAGAAAGCACTTGTACTTGGTGCTGGTGGTTTCATTGGAAGTCATATGGTTCGCAGATTGCGTTCAGAAGGATACTGGGTTCGTGGTGTAGACCTTAAGTATCCAGAATATTCACAGCACGAAGCGAATGAGTTTGTTCTCGGAGATCTGCGTGATGTAGATTTCGTTCGGCGTGTGCTTGAATACAAAGGTGATAGAGGAAACTTCTATCAATCAGTTCCTTATCGTTATATTCAATCCTTTGATGAGATCTATCAGTTTGCTGCTGATATGGGCGGTGCTGGTTTTGTATTCACTGGAGAAAATGATGCCGATATCATGCATAACTCCGCAACCATTAATCTGAATGTTCTTGAAATGCAACATCAGATGAATGAGCGTCTTGGTAAGAAAGATACCAAGATCTTCTATTCTGGATCGGCATGTATGTATCCAGAGCATAATCAACTAGATCCTGATAATCCTGATTGTCGTGAAGAGTCCGCTTATCCTGCTAACCCAGATTCTGAATATGGATGGGAAAAACTCTTCAGCGAACGACTGTATTTTGCCTATCATCGCAATTATGGTATTCCAGTTCGCGTTGCTCGTTACCACAATATTTTCGGTCCCGAAGGAACCTGGGACGGTGGAAGGGAAAAGGCACCCGCAGCAATCTGTCGCAAAGTAGCATATCTTCCTGAAGAAGGTGGCACAATTGATGTGTGGGGTGACGGCAAACAAACTCGTTCTTTCCTTTACATTGATGAGTGTATTGAGGCAACTCGCCGTCTGATGGATTCTAACTTCATTGGACCTGTCAATATTGGTTCGGAAGAAATGGTGACTATCAATCAACTCGTAGATACTGCTGCTAAAGTTGCTGGTAAGAATGTAGAGAAGAATCATATTGATGGTCCTCTGGGAGTTCGTGGACGCAACTCCAATAACGATGTGATCCGTAGGGAACTTGGTTGGGACTATTCACAGACTCTGGAAGAAGGTATCCGTAAGACTTATCATTGGATTAGTGAGCAAATCAATGCGAAGAAAGTTTAATCTTGTCGGAGATACTTTTACTCATCTTACGAATGGAAATAAAGGATATTCTGTTCACGGTAAAGAGTCAAAGTATATTGAATGGGTGAAGACTGGAGGAGAGTGTTCGTTTTATATTGACAGCACTCTTCCTTATGCCTGGATGGATGATGCCCCAGAGGTCCCCAAGTATGCGTGGCTTTTGGAATCAAAATACATCACGCCACAAATCGTAGATCAAGTCAAGATGTTTCCTGAAAAATATCTGGAAACGTTTGATGCCATATTCACACATAACCAAGAACTTTTGAAAATTGATTCAAAGTTCAAGTGGTGTCCTGCTCAAGGATTTTGGATCAAAGAACCTAAAATCTATGAGAAATCAAAAATGATTTCTATGATTGCCTCTAATAAAAGAATGTGTGAGGGGCACAGGTTGCGTCTTCAGTGGGTTGAGAGAATTGGAGATCAGGTTGATCTTTATGGTCGCGGATTCAATGAGATTGCTCTAAAAGAAGAAGGACTCTGTGATTATATGTTCTCGGTTGCGATTGAGAATGGACAATATGAAACTTACTTCACAGAAAAACTTTTAGATTGTTTCGCAACTGGAACCATTCCAGTTTATCTTGGTGCTCCAGACATTGGGAATTACTTTAATAAAGATGGTATAATTGATCTTACAGACGAATTTGATATCTCTGAAGAAATTTATTATTCCAAAATGGATGCCATCCAAGAGAATCTTGAAAAAGCAAAAGAGATGGAAATCCTAGAAGACTTTATTTACCTTAACTACTTTAATTAAAATGGGACAAATTTATCAAGCGATTAAACCAAAAGAAGTCATTGAGACTTTTGGTATTAAAAATTTCGTAGAGACTGGAACTGGTATTGCCGATAGTCTTTCACATATTCTCAATGTTCGTCCAGACGATCTGAATGTTTACACGATTGAATTGATGGACGAACTTCATAATCAGTTGGTTGAAAGATTTGAAGGCACTCCAAATCTTCATCTCATCAAAGGATATAGCAACGTTGAGATGAAGACCGTCGTAGAACAACTTTCATCGGAACCAACTTTGTTCTGGCACGATGCTCACTTTCCTGGTGCTGACTTTAATATCAATGGTGCTTCTTATACAAGTGAACCAGATCCTGTAAAGAGAATTCCATTGGAATCTGAATTGAGAGTCATCAAAGAAAGCGGTAGAGATATTTCAAAGGATGTGTTTGTTCTGGATGATTTGAGAGTTTATAAGGATGGTCCCTATGAAGGTGGCAACTGGAACTTGAGAAATGTTGCTGGTGCTGATAACATTGATTTTGTTTATGAGTTGTTTGATGAAACTCATGTTATAATAGAATCATATGTCGCTCAAGGATTCTTGATTCTGTTTCCTATTGATGCTGACCTTGAAGTTTGTAAAGATCTGATTGAAGGGGTTGTAAGTTAATGAAGTTTTTAATTACTGGAATCACTGGGTTTGCTGGTCCCCACTTGGCAAATCTGCTTCATAGTGAAGGTCATGAAGTTTATGGTCTAATTCGTCGTACCAATGGAATGGAAACTGACATTCACGATGTAGTTCCCGATGAGGTTTATAATTCCATCACTTTCCTGTATTCGGATCTTTGTAACTATCGTTCATTGAGAGGTATCTTTGAGAAGTATCAGTTTGATGGTGTCTTCCATCTAGCAGCACAGTCTCATCCCCCTTTCAGTTTTGTTGATCCGATTGGAACAATGGAAACGAATGTAATGGGTAGTGCCAACCTGATTCAAGTCATTGCGGATCATCAATCGGATTGTAAGTTGATGTTCTGCTCTACTTCCGAAGTCTACGGTAATGTTGGGCAAGATGGTCGTAAGATTCATTGGGAAGATACGATTCTTCCTGCCAATCCTTATGGAGCATCAAAGGCAGCAACTGATGTCTACCTTCAGGAGCGTATGCAGAATGGATTTATCAAAGGATTCATTACTCGTGCTTTCTCTCATACTGGACCTCGTAGAGGTAAGATCTTCTCAATTTCATCTGATGCTTATCAGATTGCCAGAATGATGAAGGGTCTTCAGGATCCTGTGCTTCTTGTTGGTAACTTAAGCACGACTCGTGTTGTGATGGACGTTCGTGATACTGTGAGAGCTTACTATCTGGCAATGATCAATCCAGAAGTGACCAATCACATTTTTAATATTTGTGGTGATACTCCTCGTAAGATGCAGTTCTTCACTGATAAGTTGATTGAACTTTCTGGACTGGATCATGTGGAGCAAAAGATTCACGAACCTTTCTGGCGTCCTCACGAAATCTATTATCAGCACGGTGATTCTACCAATCTTGTAGAACTGACTGGATTTAAAGAAGAGTATGATATTGATACTACACTGAATGATCTTCTTAAGTATTGGTACGATAAGATTAACTAATGAATATTGTTATTGATCAACCAGGAGGTCTTGGAGATATCTTCTTCATTCAAAAGATCGCAACAGTTTTATCTCAAGAGCATACTGTTTATCATCCAGTCACTCCTTCTTGTTGGTCCGCTGGTGTAGATCAAATGATTACTGATTCTCATATCGGTGCTCAAGGACAACTCCAACTCCCTTCTGGTGAGGTTGGAGTTCTTGATCTTTCCAATGTTCCCAAACCAAGAGGATCTTGGGATGTGATGGGAACCAAGTATGATGCTGTTGGAATTTCATATGATGACTGGCAGGACTACTTTAAATATGAAAGAAACCTTGAACGAGAAGAGAATCTTCGTAAAAGACTTGGATTAGAGAAGGGAGATCCATTCATCTTTATCAATCCATACTATAGTGTTTATAAACCAATGAATGGAGTTTATAAGCAAATACCAGAAGGATATGATGGAAAGATTGTTGAAATGGATCCCAACATTGCTGGAGGAAAAGTATTTGATTGGTGTTGGGTCTTTGAAAATGCTGAAGAGATGCATTCTGTGGATACTTCATTACACTATGTAATTGAAACTTTAGATCTAAAGGCAACCAGACTGACGATTCATCCAAGGCACTATAAGTATTCTGAAAGAGTCTATGATGGTATTCTAAAAAAACCCTGGCAGTGGATTGAATATACGAGAGATGAATGGAGAGAAGCAACTCCGATGGAGGTAGAATGAAAATCGGATTAATTTATCAACCCTGTGGACTTGGAGATATCTTATTTCTTCAAAAGTTGGCACATCATATCAAAGATCAGGGATATGAAGTCTACTGGCCAGTTGTATCAGAGTTTGAATGGTTAAATGATTATATCCCAGACTTCAACTTTATTTCTTGGGATGACAAGGAAGTTAAATTAACTCGCCCACCACTACCTGATCACGTTCAGTTTCCTGGAATTGAGCATTATCTTCCAGAGAAACAAACTGAAATTACTGATGACTTGTTTTATTTTCAAGGATTTGGTAACTATCAACCGATTATGGCAGGTAAGTATGATAGTGTTGGAATGGATTGGAAAGACTGGAGAGATCATATTAAGTTTGTCCGTAATAAAGAGAAAGAAGATAGACTGTTCTATGATGTTCTAGGACTCAAAGATGATGATGTATATGTTCTTGTAAATCGTTACTGGTGTACGAGACCACAAGTTGAAATCTGTGATAGAATATCTGTGAATCCTGCTGACTATGGTGGAGCACAAGTCGTTGAAGCAAAGCATATTGAAGGATACTCTTTGTTTGACTGGTGTAAAGTCATTGAAAAAGCAGCAGCATATAACTTTATTGAAACATCCTGGAACTATCTTTTTGAGACTTCTGAACTCTTTGACAAGGTAAAAGACAAACCAATGTTCCTTCATCACCGTTGGGGTGACTGGTCACAAACAAGATACTTATTTAATCTTCCCTGGCAATATCAATGATCAAAACTATCAACTATCAAGATACTGAATATCCTCATTTTCAGACGATAGGTAATGCTTCGCAATTTGCCATTCCATTTGCCAAACACGTGTGCTCTGGATTTGGATATGATATTGGGTGTATGAAACCAGAGTGGTCTTTTCCTGGATCTACCCCTATTGATTTGAGTTTTGATGATGACTGGGATGCCAATCATCTTCCAGAAAGAGATCCTGATTATATCTTCTCCAGTCATTGCCTAGAACACGTTGATGACTGGGTGGATACAATGAACTACTGGTATGAACGTCTTGTAGATGGTGGAGTCTTATTCCTTTATCTTCCAGATTTTAGTCAGAAGTATTGGAGACCTTGGAATAACAGAAAGCATAAACACGTATTCAATCCAGAAATCATTTATCAGTATATGATTGATCGTGGATATAAGAATGTTTTTGTATCTGGAGTTGATTTGAATAATTCATTTATGATTATGGGTGAGAAATGAAAATCATATTTGTGAATGGTTGCTTTGACGTTCTTCATCCAGGACATATTCAACTGTTTGAGTATGCCAGATCTCTAGGTGATTACTTAATTGTTGCTATTGATTCTGACAAAAAGGTTGGAGAAATGAAAGGACCTAGTAGACCAATCTTTTGTCAGGATGATCGTGCCAGAACTTTAGAGGCAATACGTTATATTGATGTTGTTCATATCTTTAATAGTAAAGAAGAACTTGAGGATTTGATAAAAACAATTAATCCTGATATAATGATAGTAGGATCTGATTGGAAAGGTAAAGAAGTTGTAGGTGGACAGTATGCCAAGGAAGTTCGGTTTTTTGACAGAGTTGGAGAATATTCCACAACAAGAACATTACAAGGTCTTACTTATCGGTGAGTCTTGTAAGGACATTTATCATTATGGTGTCTGCGACAGGTTATGTGCGGAGGCACCTGTTCCTGTGTTTGATTACCGAGCAGAGGAAGTCCGCCCAGGAATGGCAGCAAACGTTAGAGAGAACTTGCTTGCTTATGGTTTGGATGTGGACTTTATTACCAATGATTCAGATCAACTCATTAAAAGAAGATTTGTGGATACAAAATCAAATCAACTTCTTTTGAGAGAAGATCTTGGGCATCAAGTAGATCCTGTAGAAATACCAGACTGTAAGAAATATGATGCCATAGTCATATCTGATTATTGTAAGGGAATTCTTGATCTTGAGTCTATCAGTGTCTTATGTGAAAAGTTTGGTGGACCTGTCTTTGTTGACAGTAAGAATCCAGATCTCAAACATTTCAACAATGCGATCATCAAGATTAATAATGATGAGGAGAACAAGATGAAGAGTCTCCCAGAGAATTGTGAACTAGTCGTCACAATGGGTAAGATGGGAGCAAAGTGGAAAGATTATGTTTATCGTTCTCCTCAAGTGGATGTGTTTGATGTGACTGGGGCGGGTGATGTCTTTCTGGCAACTCTCTGCTATTTCTACTTACATACTAGAGATTTGAATGTTGCCATACCAAAGGCAGTTTACCTTGCTTCTAAATCAGTTCAA